CCAAATTCTGCTGGATCTCATCCAACGTCTTCACAATGGCATGATTGGCCGCTTTAGCCGAGTAATTATAGTTGGCGGACTCGATCTTGACCCAACCGGGGACATCGGATTGATCCAGCTTAAAAACATGTTGGCTCTTGATGAAGCGGGCCCCCAATTTCTTAAGGGCTCTTGTGGTTGCTGATCTGAAGATACCTGAAAATGTTCCGGAGGTATATTGAATGATTCCTGATTTTAGATCCTTGCGCAATTCGTCCTCCGGAGCATTCCTCAAGAAGAGAGTTTTCCCTTGAGGATTTCTCTCTTGGATGATAGCCATAATGGGTTGAAACAATATCGCTCGGAAAATGGTAGCGAGCTGGCGCTCGATGTCTTCGTAGTGAACTGGTCTCAAAGAAGCGGGTTTTATCATGATACCGGTTTGTTGTGTCCATTCTCATCCAGCATGAAAGGCCTAAGCTCCACTTTATTTTGAATCTTAGCTCCGTTCACCACTATCTGCTTGGCAAGTTCCAGCATTCCCAAGCAAAGAATCTTGTCTTGGATGGGCCCGCTTATCATCACGTTCTCACCGTCGAATATGATTTCAATTTTAACCAGTGGCTTTGTCATGTAACTGTCTCCTCCTCTTTTTTGTGCTTCCCGTTTCCATTGGGTTCCGGTTTCATACCGAGCTGGTTTAGATCTTGCGGACTCGGATGATCGTCCAGCAGTCCTTGAGCCGCGCACGTTTCCACAGGGACCAACTTATCCTTTTGCATGATTTCTCCGACTTCTTTTGAGTCGAGAAGTCCTCGATCATAGAGGGCCAGGCTCCGGTTCGATTTAGAAGTTTTAATGTTTTCTTCGTCAATCGAGGAAAGCACACGTAAAGGTCTGTAGGAGAAGTCAATATCCACCTCGTCTGTTCCAAATTTTAATGTACAAAGCAAGTTTAGTATTTGCTTGATTGGTTTTCTTAATCTTTGTCTAACTTCGGACTCAACCATCGCATTATAGTTTTCGATGTCGTCCTCACCAGAACTAAATCCACTGGCTGATAAACCAAAGATTTTTGACAGAGGCATCCGAAGCGCGGAGGCGACCCCGATCCGATTCTCTTTCATCACTTCGGCCAATCCAGAAAATGTTATTTGCTTCTGCTCATACTCATCCATCTTGTCCATGACAAGAGCATTGTTGAAATTTTTCATCTCGTTCATGAGCTCTACTCTCTCCCTGGTCTTCTGAGTGCCGGAGGCGGTCATGAGTTGATTCCTGAAACCTTCAAACCTGTAAACATCCGTCTTTGCGACTTCCAACAGATCGTAAAGCACGTTCTTGGTTTTTATGTAGGCGTTAAAATCTTCTACCATGCGCTCCACTTCAGACATGCCCCAACCCTGCAACTGCCACCGGATGATATAGGGCGCGGCCTTGCCGCTCATCGTCAATATGCGCGATTGATGAATCCTCTCTCCGTAGAAATAAACGTGCTCCGAGTTCTTGGCCGCGGCCCACAACCAGGGATTAAGCTCCACTTGACGATCACCCGGTTTCCACATGCTCATGAGCTCCCAACGATTGCACGGATACAGATCAAGCTCTTTTAAATTCTTCATGGATAACGGAGTGGCCGGGTCTTGGTTGGTATTGATGATGATTGCGCCACCGCCGTATAATCGTGCCCAGATCGTGGCCTCGCCGATTGTTTCGAGGATTCCGGTTTCCTCTATTGTGTCCTCTAGCTCACCCAGCTCATCAACACTCAATTGGTCGGATGTTAATTCGAGTCCACCTCGAAGCGCGTCCAGCACGGGCATGTCGATGGCGGTCTGAATGACCCCGTGGGTCTTGTACATGTAGGTCAGCATGGTCCAGTTGATTGTCAACGGAGCGTAGATGTTGTTCATCAAGATCGGATTGAACGAGGTGAGGTTGGTTTGAAGAAAGGCGCTTTGAACGAGACCGCCAAAAGAATTTTGCATGGAAAGGTTCGTGTCGCTCTGAAGAGCTTTGATCTGTCCAGACAGACGCTTGTTGGCGTTCTTGAGTTTTTGGATCTGGTTTAGTTTTCTCAAACGAACTCCCATGTTCCTGAAGTGTCATCCAAGCATAACAAAACTGCATCTCTGAGGTCGTCATTCTTGGGATAATTCGTGGTCAACTGATGGATCAGCTTATCTTTTATTTTGGGTTCTATGTTCTTGTTTAAATGAACCTTGCCGTTCTCGAAATACCTGGACTTGTTTATCAAGTTGGTGATCTTGTCCTTGACCCATTCCACACGGTGAACCGGAAGATTTGTCTTGCGGATCACTTCGCTGGCGTAATCATCGAAGGCTCCTATTGCTTCGATCTCAACAGTTGTCACCTTCTCATTGGGTGGACGCTGAGCATTCAGGGTGATCAACTGGTCAATCCTTTCGATGACCGTCAGCTTCTGGCCGTCCACCCAATCAATCCAAAACTCGTTTCCTTCCTTGGCGTCCAGCCAGCCTGTTTTAATCACAACCGCCGTCCCGGTGTCGTCAGCCTCCTTGTCCTTGCCGACCGAAGGATCATTGCCCATGATGACGGCCAACAGGACGCGCGTGGACCCCTTGGCGAGCTCTGAACGTAGCTCAATAGGGTCATACTCCCAATTTTGCAACCAGGCTCGTTTGATGATGGAGGTTGTTTCATCCCGCCGTTCATTCTGCATTTCCCGGTAGAAGATGACGGATCCCATCCGATCCTTGTCCTGGATCAATGACTCAAAGGTGTTGAGCTCCGGCCAGAGGACAATCTTCTTATCCCAATCCTCGATGGCCTTGAATGTGGCCGACTTAACCCCTTCTTTGTTTTTGAGTTTCTCCAAAATGTCTTCGTTGTTGATGGCGGTGCCCTGCACATGAAATGAACATCTCCGGGACTTGGCCCTGGCTGGATAGAGGGATCCCCACAACCAATCGTTGACCTTCTCCGTTGAAACTGGATTGTTGATATCTTCCTCGTTGTATAAATCATCGGCCACTGTGTAGTCGGGTCTGATGTTCCGGTAGTTGATCCCGCGGATGGACTGGCCTGCGCTGATGGCGGTGAAGATGGTGTTGTTCTTCAAAACAAACTGATGATCGGACCAGCGATCGGTTCCCACCAGATCCCCGTATATTTCTCTGAACTCCTCGTTTCTCTCAAACTCAATTCGAATTGTGGAGTTGACCGCAATCGCTTTTACGTTTGTGGCCTGAACATTCAGGTAGTGTTGGAATAGGTCTACCTCTTCAACCGCTTGGAAGATGGGGATCAAGAAGGCTTTGATGATGGTCTTGGCGTGATTGCGGGGAGCTTCGGTGTTGGTGAAGTCATCCATCCGAATTGAAATTAAGTAGTCGTGTAGTTTGTGACAGAAGGGAAGATAGAACTTATCAGGGAACAAACAGGCTCCCCAGGTTAGAATGTCTTTTTTCTTTGCGGACCTACGGGCCAGCTCAATCCGTGCCTGACGGGTGATCTCCGCCATGACGATTGGATCATTCGCTAGGATTCGTGCCGTTGGTTTTAGAGTGCGGTATTCTTGCGAGGTCTTTGATTGTGTTGTCATCAATCCTGCTTAAATCAATTGCGGTGTGAGTGACTTGGAAAGGACCGCCGCCTTGTCCTGTGTGCTCCACATGATACCACGAGGCGAACTCCGCCCTCCATCTTCGTTCCAGATCCCATGCCGCGGCTTGCCATTTGGTGATGGAGGCTTTGGTGATGATCGCCAGGTTTCGTTTCTTCCTGCGGAGCATCGCTTCCTTTAACTGATCGATCAACTCTGGATACTTATGCTTCCATGCCATAAATGTGGAATCATCAACTCCGGCCAACTTTGCTGAGTCGTCTTGATTGAGTCCGAGCTCAAGATTCTTAATTATTTCTTCAACAACTTCCGGGGTATATTTGGAGGGGCGACCGCCCTTGTTCTTTTCCATTGGTGGTTTATAAGTATACGTCTTTAATACTTAAAGGCCTTAAAGGCTTTAAAGACTTAATAATTATTAATTAAGAGACATAGTAGAGGACATTGATTCGCCAGATGATGTTGGCGACGGCGGGGGCGATGATGGATGTGATGATTCCAGGGGTAACTGATTTGATTGGGGCGGTGAGCATCCAGAGTTTGGGGAAAGCGATTGAGCCGACGCTTTGAGCGGTATCGAAAGTCCAGGCAAGGGCTCCGGGGAGGTTGGTTGATGTGACGATGATCGGGGTGGCGCTTCCGTTTATGTTGGCCGTGGCATATTTGGTGAACTCAATCTGAGTGATGTAGTGATTGAGCCCGGCCACGGGTGGCAAAATAGCGGTAACAGCCTGGCCCACCGTTCCGGAGATGGAAATTATTTTATCAGAGGGGGACGGAGTATCGGTGAGAACCCTCCACGCCATCTTAACTCATGCCCAATATCTTCACCACGATGTTGGTTGCTGTTCCCAGCGTGATACTTGCGCATCGTGCCCTGAAATAAAGGCAAGGTGAATCGAGGGCTCCTGTCCACACCATTTGCCCGTCGCCGACTGCTCCCACGTGGCTCAAGATTTCAGTGAAATTCACTCCGTCTAATGATCCATCAAGTCTCACATCCCAAGAGGTTGGGACCGCTCCGGTGCCCTTCACCTGAATCCCATATTTACTTAAGGGAGAAGCCGATCTGTCTACTGTTATTCCATTGCCAGCGGCCGCGAAAGTATCTGACCTTGTGGCGAAGTTAGGAGTCGATTGAACAACGATGGCTGGTTGGTCAGAGGCAAGGACGACTCGCTGAGTACCGTCATCAGATACTCCCTGGTTGGTTGAGACGGGGATGCCGCCTATGTTTCTGATATCAACTACGGATATTGGGTAATTTGAATCTGACATGGTTATGTCCTCCTGATTGCGGCTTGGTTATATATTAATTCTAAACTAAATTACAATAAAAACCAGGGATGAATCTATTTAACTTGATGAGTGGCCCACGCATCGAGTGCGGATTCTATCTTGGCACGGTGAACTTTGTGACCACAGAACACACAACCGATACAAACCATTGCGTGGGTGTAGCAATCGTTGGAGACATCTTGGATAACAACATAGAGATTGTCGGGCGGGCACCCATTTTTACATTGTTGAACCAGGATAACTGAATCATTGACGTGAACCGGATGTTTGTGGGAGTCCGTAAAATCAATCACTCCACTGACGAACTTGTGTCCGCTGGGGTATATATTTTGGCGGAATACTTGACGATAACAATACATTCTTCGCATGTTTCTGTGATATGGAAAGGATTTCCAATTTGAGGCCGATGAACCTTTTCTAACATTTCCACCAACTCTTCAATTTCCATTTGCATGACCCAATTTTTCTTTCCAGTCACGCCGGTTTGTTCTTCGAGTTCCGAGTATCTGGTTTTTAGGGATTTGATCTCTTGGTCTTTTCTGTCCAAGAGTGCATTTAATTCTGTTGGAATAATGTGAGACCCCTGACAATCAGGATTTATTTTAAGCATTTCCATCTCTTTGTCTTTTTCGTCGAGGAGTTTCCGGTAAGTACTTATTTTTTCAATTAATTTTAAATTAGCGTCTTCAGCATTTTGCCATTGTTTTTTTAGTTTTTCTATCTCTTGGTCTCTTTCACAAAGTAGGTCGGCGAACAATGCGAACATCGAAAAAATAACTGCATCCCGATCCCTTACAGAAAGTCTGTTCGGCAATTGCGCCAATCGAATTGCGATTTTACCTTGGATATTTTCTTCCGTATCGGACGGCCTCAGCTTCTCACTTTCGGTTGTCACGTTGAATGAACCTCATAAACAGGGACATATTCAATGACGTAAACCATTTCGTTGGTGTCAACGATATGATCAACGGGCTTCTCGCTTTCGTTTGTCATTTCACTTTCACAAAGTTAGATCCGTCATAACATCCATCCAATTGATTTCTAACCAATTTTTTATTTTTGCCTCTCCTAACCCAGCGAAGAACCAAATAACCGTTTTTATGGCCTCTGACCATTGCCTTGGCATCTGCTCTCGCTGCAAGAATTGCGGTTCCAAGATACCTTACCTTGTCTCCGCGTTTTAAAATTCCCTGCAAATGAAATTGACCGCAATAACTACATTTGTGGAGTCTTTCAGCTTTTTTCATTTCTCCTTCTCGCCCGGGCCGGTCATTTAGGATGTTGTTTCAGGATGCAGTGGACGGTCATGGTTTTTGTTCGAGAAGAGAAATAATTTCTCTGGCAATATCACCGCCGCATTGCTTCCACATAAACTCACTGGGCATTCTCATTCCATGAGACATTGCGATTACCGCACATTCCTTAACCGCATCCTGCCAGCCTTCAATAAAACCTTTCGCCTCCGCCAAATCAACGCTGTCTATGTCGCCTGGGATCACGCCGTGTTTGATTATTTCTTTGGCTTTTAAGACGTTCACTTTTTTGTCTCCTCCAAATACCGTATTTTGATTATCTCCATAAGCGCAGGATCTCTGTAGTCGAAAACGTCTTCTATGTTCAAACAAATAATTGGTTTTTCCGTTAGCTTTTTAATTATAAGTTTCTGGTAGGAGTCCATAACCACTATCTCATCCGCCCACTTCAACAAAACATCAGTCATCGGAATCAATGCGAGTCCTTTATCAATCCCGCAAGCTCTCGTATTAAAGTTAAACGGCTCATTCGATAAAACAAAAGCGCAAGTAGGCGATCGAAGCATACCGATGGTGCAAATGCAGAGAACTTTCTTATAGTCTCCTTGAAAAGGATTATTAACATTGACCATTAAAACCTCCCCTTGTCCTCATCAGGAACCCATGTATCCGAATCCCACCCATGGGGAGGAACCTCCGGAGGATTTCCAATATGAAACAAATTTTCCCACTCCTTTACCCATGATTTGTGGATATGCTTAAGAGTCGATTTTTTATTGTGATAAATCAAATAAAGTCCGTCTTTAATCTTGAACATCATAGCCATCTCGTGGACATCGCCAAAGGCGGCTTCAATTGTAGGGAATGAACCGTTGCCGAATATTTTCTTGAACATGTCTACCACGGGCATGTTTTTCAATTTCATAACCTTGACCCAGAAATCGGTTGGCCCTTGGAAGATGGGGATTGAAACCTTCGGGGAAAAAGAACCGAGGCTGGGCGGCTTATATGGTCCTAAGTTCCCCGATCCTCTTTCAGGATCTTTCCAACTATCACCGGAGTCTCCATTCCCCCCTGAAGGCGGAGGAGGCGGCTCTTTAATGAAGAAAACTTTCTCCCACCATACCTCACTCTCGGATGAAACTTTCTTGACTATGACTTTTCCCCAGTTGTACATGAGATAAGTTTTCTCTTTTATTCTTATGATGAAATAGTCGGGCATCTTTTTGTCGCTTTTTACCTCCACGGGTTTTAATTCTTTGAACGTCGCGAAATATCCTTCGGCGTCCCAACCCACAACGTAAGTCTTTCCCTGTAGGTGGACGGTTTCGTATTTGGATTTCCCTAACGGAGTGAAGTAAAAAGGGAAGGGGGACAATTCTCTCATGGCTTCATGCTCTTCAACCATCCTCGCTTGAATAGAAAATTGAACCGGTACAGCCATGAGGGTTGCCATGATTGTCGCTGTTGAAAGGATCACTATTCACATCCATCGCATGTTTGCGGATACCCTGCGCCTGCTTCATCTTCCATCCACTGCCCGCATAACTGACAAAAATCTCCATTCAGAATTTGATCGGCCATGATCTCTTCTGGTTCTGCCTTTTTCTTTTTGTCGTCCATCTCTTTGCCTCCGCACATTAGATTTTTTAAAATTGTGGGCGGTGGCCCCTTTTCCAGCACTTACCAACCACCGCCCAAATGATTGGGACCGTTAAAATTTTCTACTTACAATAAGGGTTTGCAAAATAAAGTTTTCTCATTCCCACATACATATCATCCGGCACTCTCTTGGGAAGCTTAATGGTCCCATCTCTTCCCTTAAATCCCCCACACCGGCATTTACGGAATATGTCTTTTCCGTTGTTGACTGCGGCGTATTCGAATCTGTGTTGATGTCTTTTTTTAAACAATGCCATCGAGACTTTTACAAGGACATTCTTTGATTGCACACTCCAAAGATTCTCTTCCGTATTCCGCGTGCAGGTCCACATTGTGTCCGCAGGTGCATAAGATGGGGTCGTTTTTGACTTTTTCCCACAATTCTTTTAATGTTTTCATCGATTCCCATCAGTAAGTGCGAGTACCATATCCGCGACTTCCCCATAATCTTTCCAACGATCATGGTTAATCGAAGAGTAAAAACTAATCTGCTTAAGCGCACGAATCAATAATTCATTCCGTTCTTGCAATCTGTCCATGCCGTGTAACGAAAACATCTTCCCGCATTTATAACAAGAAGCCGTGCTTGTCGAATCGCACAGCATCGACTTGCCTGAAACCTTATTGCTCATAGGTCTCCTTCGGCCATGGCGATTGCATCCTTTAACATCAGGTAAGGTCTATTGTTGCTGACGTTCGTTTCATGTCCCATAATCTCAAACGCCACTTTCGCCGCTTCCAGAAGTGCCTCATGAGAATTTACTGCACGGACAATGAAGGCGGCTTCATTCCTATCTCGAACGCGAATGAATGGACCGGCGTCCTGTTCAGTATGATAAATAAGCCACGAGCCTTTTAACGTGTCCCATTTTATATGCCACGGCCTCGGCGTGACCTTTTTGCTGACCTCAGCAATATGGTTTGATTCTGGTTTGGGTTTCATTTTAGTTCTCCTTTAGCGAACGCACTTACGTCTTTAACAACGCGGCATCCCAGGCGTTTTGTTTCAGTGTCGCGCCTGTACCAAACAATAGGCTTTCGGCCTGTTTGCCTTGATCTTTGGTCCGGCCATAATCAACGTACTCCGTGACCGCGTTGAATGCCGCCCAGTAGGTTCCTTTAACTCCATGAAGGTCATTGCCTCGCCCCTTCTCAAATAACAATGACACCTCATCAATGATGTTTTGAGCCCGTGTGGAGTACTTATCATCCTCATCCTTCTTGATGAGTTTGGAATCAACAAAGTATTTCTCCAAATCCAGGATTGTTTTAACCGGAACTTTGGATAACCTTTGAGCGGCTTCTTCAAACAAACTGAACCGTTGATTGACGATGCCGATTTGATCCTGAACTTCTTTGACCCGTAGACCCATGTTGGTTGTGTGGCGAAGCGATACGCGGTTGGTGTCGGCCCCCACAGCAATGTTCAGGGTGTTTTGACAGACGACTCGAATCGGGGTGAACATCATCGTAACGGATCCGGTGCCGTCGTGGCGGTTGGTCAGAAGAAGGAATTTTTCTATGATGTCATCCTTCGTCACTTTGATGATCCCTGGCAACTTGGCTAGGAGCCAAATACGCTCGCCAGCTCCAAGGGCTCCGGCCGTGTGGTACATCGCTTCCTTGACGCCGACAACGGCATCGAAGAACGAGAAGGCGGAGGCGTTTTGAAGGACGGTGTAAACATCGCCCACAACTCCAAGCGGTGTGTGCGTGTCCATCCGGACGGTTGCGAATTTGTCGGCCACCGGAATCATAACGCCGTCCACATCAGCCATGACCGGGAACTTTTCAACCTTCCAATTAAGCCCGGCCGCTTCTATTGCTTCCGCGCTGGTCAAGTTCTTATCAACTTTTTTCCCAAGACCATGCCACGGTTTTTCTCCTGAGTACATCATGCTGTTTATGTTGTGAGCCATTTGATTGTCTCCTTGCCCTCATGGGGCACCAACCAGATTACTTCTGTAAATCTATGAAAGCATGTATGGTCCGCTCGTAGCCGTTCATCGCCAAATAGCTTTTATGGCCGACGTACTTAACCTCACCCGTTAATGGCGTATTGAGTGGAAGGGATGATTTTGATTTTAGGAAAACGGTGAAAAAGATCGTGTTGAGTCCGTCACCGGACACATACATTGGTTGAAGAAGATAACCACCTTTTATTTTTTGAACCACTATCATTCCATCAACTGCGTATCCTTTCCCTTCTTCTGGTTGGTCCGGAGAGTTAACGAATGAGACAACAGACGCATGGCCCCACATTTCTTCTTGAATCCTTTTGTCGGGAATTGATGCAAGGTCGGCCACTTCTTGTTGACGCACTTGAATGGCATTACAATCGGCACCGTCCGGATTGAAGTCGCAAGCATTTGGAGCCTGGCCCCGGACCGGCATTTGAGCAAAGGACCGGAGAGAAAACATCAAGAGCAACACCGCCGCTTTAGCAGTGGCCCTCAATATCTTTTTCCCGCCCTTCACCCATTTATCAAAGGTTGGCGTCTTTGGAATTTCGATACCCGCCGCTAACAACTGATCGGCTCCGACATTTCCATTAACGGGCAACGATGGATGATTTGATTCTGTGATGAAGTAGGATGGCGAGGCGGGGATTTCCTCGTAAGGATCGTTGTAATGGGCGAACACCACGTGAATGGGTTTCATGATCTCCTCCCATTGGCGCTCACCCTGCATTTCAAAGATGGAAACCTGGTGAGGGCTGAGTCCCCGTTCAAAAGCAATATCGCGACCGGTGAGGATAATGTTCCTTTCGACGGCGGTGAGAGATTTACCGCTTCGGCGAGCTCGTTCAATGATGATGCCGTTGCGATTGAGGAAGTCGTGGATCATCGGATTGCGGATCATGACCGAACCCCCTCAAACCAGCTGTCAATAGTTTCTGACAAGTCCAGTAGATCGAGGTCGGGTATTCTGATGAGGGCTTCGCGGATCAATTTTTGAAGGTGCAACGGGTCGGCGTTTGCGGCTTGGTTTAACAGGCGGTCAATTTGCTCTTTTCGTGTCTTCATAAGGTCTCCTCTTTTGAAGTTTGTTTTGTTCCTACCTTATAAGTCTATATGAGAATGGCTCTGTTTAAAAGGCCTGTTACACCTGTGAACGAGTGAATCAACGCGTATTCCATAGGTGATCCAGCTTTAATAATAAATTAATCCAGATCAGCTCGTGGCGCGTAGTTGATCACGTCTGTTTTTGGGGTGGAACCGAACAGGTCTTCTTTATCGGAATCCTTCACCGAATCCTTGGCCGAGCGGTTGGCCTTCTTGAAATTGAAATCCGTCAGGCATCCCCTGATCTTCTGGTCATAGGCGTGGGCTGTTTCGACGTCGATAGTGCTGTAATCATGAAACGGAGCGACTTTCTCTTGGTGTAGATCCGAGGCCAAACGAGCGGCATGTTGTTTGATATCTGTCTCCCTGTCCGGGATTCCGTAGTGGTCTTTGAGGCTTGGCAAACGGTAACGCTGTTGGATGGAAATGGTTTTGATATAGCCGTCTCGGATCTCCAGCTCTTGAAGATCCCGGAGCTGATCATCGGATAACCGATAAACTTCCATCGCGCGGTGGAGGTAGTTTTCCATTTTGTCTCCCTTGTTTTTCAATCTTCCAGGTTGATGCGTGTTTGACAACCGTTTCCAATGAACACGAGAATCCTTTTCCTGTCAGACTCCCGTGGACTTCTTCGATGCAATCCGCCGCGGTCTCCCAATTACCAAGAAATTCAAGTAAAAGTTTGGCTGATTTGGAGCACCTTGAAAAGTTTATTTTATCCCACGGCTTGTCGTCCTTGTCGTACCCTTCGGTGATTTTCCACACGAGGACTATCTTCTGGATGTCGGTTAGTTTCTTTTTGGCTTGGTCTGTGGCGGGGAGGGGGTTGGCTTTGCGTTCGTATCTTTTTTCGAGTTCGTCTGCAACTTGGGTGGGTTCGTCCGGTGTGGGATCGGCTT